CGTGGGATAAAGATAAAGAAAAAATGTTATCTTGGAAACAAATTATACATAATACGAGTAATAATCTTTTTGGTGGATTATTTGAACTATTTAGAAGACTTGAAAGATTTAAAGCACTACAATTTACAGGATTAAAAGATAAAAACGGTAAAGAGATTTACGAAGGAGATATTGTTAATATAGCTGAAATTTCAAGTTGTGCTTGTTGTAAAATTAAAGACAGGGAGATTGGTATTGTATGTTTTAAAGAATTTACATTTTATGATGGTGAATATACTCACACCGTGATTGGATATTGTGTAGATTATGGCGATGTAGATGGTGATTGTAAAGAAATTAACAGCGATTGTTATATAATTGAAGTAATCGGAAACATATATGAAAATAAAAAATTATTAAATAAATAGAGTTGACCTGTGGATAAGTTTTTATGTAATACCTCAAACCCTTCTATTTAAGCTATTCTAAAAGTTTTGGACAGTATTGAATAAATATCTTACAATAAAGATACAATTAAATATAAACGACAAAGTAATTTATTTTACTTATCGCCTCTTGAGGAACAAGAGACACTTGCGTTGCAAATCAACGCTGTTAATGTGTCTCTTATTTTTATTTTATGAAATTAAAAAACATTTTTAAAGGATTCAATAAAGTAGAGAAATCTTTTTACGGTTTCCAATATAATCCGGTCAAAGAATATTCTTTAGATTGGAAAAGCAAAGAATATTTAAGAGCATACGAGGCAAGTCCGTATGTTTATGCTTGTGTAAAAGTTAGGGGAGAAAAAGTTGGTCAAATAGATTTTGTTTTAAAAAATAAAAAAGATGAAAAGGTAGAAGATAATGATTTACTAAAACTTTTAAACAAACCAAACCCAGAAATGTCAAAGTCAGAGTTTTTTGAAATGTATCAGACATTCAAAGATTTAATGGGTAGCGCGTATATCTATTTACTTAGTGCTGGTCCCGGAAAAAAGATTGAGGAATTACATATTTTAAGACCAGACTGGGTTAAGATAATAACATCAAAAGAAACTGGCAATGTTATAGGATATAAATACAAAACTCCGTGGGGAAAAGAGCTAGATATTCAAGCAGGAAATGTTATAGCAAGTCATTATCCAAATCCAGTTGATCAGTCAGGTGGGTTAAGCCCATTGAGAGCCGCAGCTTATTCAGTTGACACAGAAGAGCAGATAGCAAAGTATCAATACAATGTTTTAAAGAATGGTGGCAAAATAGAGGGTATTTTAAATTATAAATCTGAACACTTAACAAGAGAGCAGATAAATGAAATTAAGGATACTTTTGCAGAACAATATGCTGGCGCTAAAAATTCCGGTAAACCATTAGTGACTTATGGCGGTGCTGAATATCAAAATCTTGGATTGACACCAAACGAATTATCTTTGATTGAAAGCAAAAAGATGACCAGAGACGATATACTTTTAATTTACAGGACTCCAAAAGTAATCGTAGCCCAAACCGATGGTGTAAATTATGCTAACGCTAAAATAGGTAAATCAATCTTCTTGTCTGAAACGATTAAACCCTTAATGGATAACTTAATAGATAAGTTAAACAATTTTTTAATCCCAGAAGAATTTATATTAAGTTTTGTTGATCCGACACCTGAAGATATAGAATTAAAATTAAAAACAGTAGAGAGTGGTTCTAAAAATCACTATATGACAATAAACGAACAGAGAGAAATAATGAAACTTGAACCGATTGATGATGGAGACATAATATTAATTCCTTTTAATTTAGTAGAGCTAGGTGGAGAGCAACCAAATGAGAAATTATTTAAAAAAAAAAGTCTAAAACACCCATTGGCTGACCCGGAGTTTAGAAAAAAGTATCACGCTAACTGGATAAAGATAGCAACTAAAAGAGAAAAGGTTTTTGCAAGAGAATTAAAAAGGTTTTACAAAAAACAAGGTGCTAGAATAATTGAAAGGTTAGAAGCTGGCCTGGCTAAAGAATATGCAGAAGACTTTTTACAGATGGAGGTAGAAAAAGAGCTAGCAGTTAAAATGTCATTGCCCTTGATAGAGCAAATGTTAAAAGACGCTGGACAGGAAGCGATATTCTTTGTTGGAGAAGATAAACCATTTTTAACAGGAGTAAATATTCAACAATGGATACAAGCAAGGGCAGAAAGTTTTGCTGATCAGACAATAGACACAACTTTTAAAAAATTAGATGTTCAATTTGCTGAAAGCCTTGCAGAAAATGAAACAAGGACTCAATTAACAGACAGAATAAGAAATGTTTACAAACCCAATGGTAAAGTCCTAAGCGATGCTAGAACGCAAGTAATCGCACGCACAGAAGTCCACGGTGCTAGTCAAAAAGGAACTTTTGAAGGCTATAAACAAGCTGGCGCGGAGATGAAGATATGGACTTGGGCGCCGGGTATAATGGGCGGAGTGAGAGATGAACATATGGCGATGGATGGAGAAGAAAGACCAATGGATATGTCATTTTCAAACGGATTAATGTTTCCAGGAGAAGGCCCCGCGAGTGAAACGATTAATTGTTTATGCACTATTTAACAAATTTAATTATATTTAATAAAATTAATTTAACTATATGAGTAAAAGACTTTATAAACTAAGTGAAAATTCTTTTAAAGAGTTAGGTGTTAAAAATATAGAACAACTTTGGAATAAAGTAAAAAAAGATTTTGATGGATTGCAAAGTGATATTTATATTAAAAGAGATAGCAGACACGTTGATGAGAAAGAACATACTATTGAGTTTGTTTTATCAGGAGAAAAAGAAGATAGACACGGAGATATTGTTAGGCAGAACTGGGATTTAAAAAACTTTAAAAAGAATCCTGTTTTTCTTAATAGCCATAATTACGGAGATATTGCTGAAATTATTGGTAAATGGATAAAGATTGGGGTTAATAAAGAAACTAAACAACTAGAAGGAACCGTTAAATTTGCAGTTGATGAAAATCCAAAGGCAAAAATAGCATTTGCTTTATATGCTGGAGAATATGCCAGTGCAGTTAGTGCTGGATTTATTCCTAAAAAGTTTTCAGATAAAGGCGAGATTTTAGAGAGTGAACTTTTAGAAGGTAGTGCAGTATCCGTTCCTGCATACGCTTTTGCTTTAGCTAAGTCAAACGGAATTAACATAGAAAAATTATATGAAACAAAAAAACAAGTTGACAATACCGATGAGGATTTACAAGATGAAAAAGATGATGGGGACATTACCGAGGCAGACGGCGACAGTAGTGAAGGAGATGGGGAAGAAAGTGAACAAACAACTGAAGGAGACGGAGACAGCGAAGAAGATAAAAGCGATGAAAAAGAAGTTAAAGAAGTAAAAGAAAGTTTTAAATGTGAATGTCTTGATTGTGGACACAAAATGACATCAGATAAACATTGTAATGAATTAAAGTGTTCAAAATGTGGTGGAAAAATGAGAAGACAAGACCGACCAGGACAAGGAAAAGAGTTAGAACCAGCTACCGATGAATCCTTAGAGGCTGAACCAGTAGTTGAGCCAAAATCTAAAAAACAAATTAAGTTAGAAAAAAAACAATTATTACTTAATAAAATAGCGAAAAGTATTGACAGTTATAGCGAGATTATAAAGGTTGAAACACGCGAGAGCGAAAGCCAAAGCGTTAGAGCTAACAATTTGCGGTCAATAAATAAATCTATAAGAAACTTATTGCGAGTAAAAAAATTGCAATAAATTAATTTATAAATAAACAAATATGAATATAGTATTAAAATTCATTAAAAGTCTTTTGACTAAAGAATTTGCCACCGTTGAGGAAAAAGCCGAATTGACTAAAATGATTAAAAAGTTAGAGACAGACGAACAAGAAACACTACAAGACGATGTTGATAGTGTAAACGATTTACCAGAAGAGGAAGATGAAGACGAAGATGTTTCAGAGGAAGATGTTGAAAAGAAATTAAGCAAAATGGTAAAGAGCCAATATCAAAAAATTGAAGCAGAATACAAAGTAAAAACAGACAAGGTTGCCCAAAACATTGAAAAAGAATATCAAGAGAAATTAGAAAGTTGGAAAGTAGAACAAAAAGAATTGATGGAGAAAAAAGTTGGTCTTTACAACCCAGATATCAAAGAAGTCAGAAAAAATATGAATGATCGTGTTAAAAAGTTTGTGATTGCTATGAGAGACAACGATTATGCAATTGTAAAGGATTTAAGTGAAGGCACTGACAATAAAGGCGGATACTTGGTTGATAGTGAATTAAACGCTGAAATTCAGCACTTAATGTTAACTTATGGTGTTGCTAGGTCTGAAATGACAACTGTTCAGTTAAGTAAAGGCGATTTGAAACTAAATAACCTTGCTGCTGATTTAAGTGTATATTGGACTGATGAAGCCGCAGTTAAAACATCAAGCGATGTAACTATCGGACAAGTAACATTGAGTTTAAAGAAAATCGCAGTTTTAGTTCCTATCACTGACGAATTGTTAGAAGATAGTGAAATTGACATTGTTTCTTTTATCTCAACTAGAGTCGCAGAGAAATTTGCGCAAAAAGAAGACTTAGCTTTCTTCTTAGGCGACGGAACTTCTGCTTATGGTGGATTTACCGGAGTATTAAACAATGTCAATATCAACACAGTCACAATGACCGGAACAACCTTTGCTTCTGTTGACGCTGATGACTTGCTTGATATGATTGACGCTACTCCATCCGGTGCGCTAAAGAATGCTAAATTTTATTTACATAGAACGATAATGAGTTATATCCGAAAAGCAAAAACAACTACTGGCGATCCTATTTTCCAAAAACCTAGTGAAAAAGGCCCGGGAAATATTTGGGGCTATCCTATTGTTATATGTGAAGCGTTTCCAGCCACTGGCGATACCGCAGCTGACACACCTTTTATCTTATTCGGAGATTTGAAAAAATCTTGCTGGTTAGGATATAAAGGCGGGATCAGAACAACTTGGTTGAAAGAAGCTACTATTACCAGCACCGATGGCGAATCAGCTATTTATCTTGGTAAACAAGATATGACAGCGTTAAGATTTGTTGAAAGAGTTGGTTATGTGAAAGTTGTTGCCAAAGCCGTTACAGGACTTTTCACGGCTGCATCTAGTGTGTAGACTTAGTCTATTTATCCTTGGAGGGTTAGCCCTCCTTGGACAAGCAGAATAATTATATGAAAAAATATTTATATAAAAATAAAAAAACAGGAATCAGAATACAGACAGATGAGAAGATAAATGATTCAAATTTGGAACTTATTTTTGAAGTTAAAAGTGTAAATATAAAAAGCAACGAATTAATAACAAAACATAATGGCTATCAAAAAAGATTATACAACTAAGGTAAAGCTAGATGCCTTTTTGGGAATTACAACAGTTGAACCAAAGGCCACAGACTCTATAAATGCTGCGATTGATTTAGTTGACAAAACAACTGGAAGAAATTTTGTTGCCGAGACAGCAAGTGCTAGAAAATTCTCAGGCAATGGAGGATTAACCATACGAATAGACGAATGTATAGAAGTAACGCTAGTTAAAAGAGGAAATGATAATTATGGAGATACTTATACAACGATTAGTGCTGGCGGAACTGCTGGATACTATTTACTGCCTGAAAATTATGTGCAAAGGGTTATTCCTATTGACCATATACATTTGAGAGCATATCACTGGATTAAAGGCTTTCAAAATAATCAGATTACAGCGAAATGGGGTTATAGTGAGGTTTGTCCTGATGATGTAAGTTGGGCGACTACAATTATAGCAGGTGGAATTTATAATTATTCGTCTAGTGGTGGAGCTGGGGTTGTGAAGTCAGAAAAGATAGGTAATTATTCAGTGTCATTTCAAGACGAATCAGGTTGGGATGAGTATAACAAAGCCTTGACTATCCTTAATAATTACAAGAAATGGAGTTTATAATATGGATACTATAACAGGATTTTATACAACATCGTTTACAAATAAAAGAATGGTTTATGCAAGTAATAAATCATCGTTGGCTACTGTTGGAACTTTTAATGGACACTTACAACAAGCCACTCCTGAATTAGCAGAACAATTAAGTATGGTATTCACTAAAACCTTTACT